CACAAAGCGGTCTTTTCTTCAATATCTGTAATGCCCTGGTATTCCTCCACAGCACCAATCAGATCGTTTGCGCTCATGCGTTCATTGATGGCTGCGGCAACATCAGCAAGGATTGACATACGGTTTGGCTGTACCAATTCCGTTTTGGTTGCCGATACCTTTGGCGCTAATGTGTGTGTATGTGCATCTGCATCATTGTCTGATTCGGTTGGAATGCTAAATGCTTGGAAACAAGCATATTTGTAAGCGGCAGACATTGCTTTGTTGGTAGCTTTGTCTCCGCTATCCATTGCTTCGCCAAATGTTTTAACGGTGTGTTTTGTGCCATCTTCGGCGCTAACAAAATCAAATTCAACGTCTACTGTGACGTAAAACAAAGCAGCGCCAGCCCTGCTAATACGTTCAATGCACTCACGCGATAAAACGCGAGGCAAAATGCACAATCCATGCTTTGACAACAATGGCGCAATGGTGTTGTAAACATCGTCAATGCCACGAAACTTGTACCCGCTGCCTTGCGTATTTGTACGATCTTTTGTAATGCCCATTATTGACAATTCAGCCTGGACATTGTTGATTGCTTTATAAACTTTCATAAATCACCTCCAAAATCTATCCCGCATTTTTCGCAGGTAAAGTAATACAAAACGTGAATGTCATCGACTGTATGCCGTTCCATGTCGCCGCAATCTTCCCCGCATTCAGGGCATTCATAATCTTCACGTTCTTTCGATTTGCTGTTTGAGCCAGTTGATTCGTTCATCTCTAATCTCCAATTGTTGACATAAAAACCAAACGTATAGTTCAAGAAACCCTGCTGGGTCTTTTGAGTTGCGGCATTCGGCAATGATTTCGTCTGCGTTGTTGCTTGTAATCATGCGACCCACCCGTAAACAAGTACCCAGGCCAAAGATACGCCAATAAACACGGCAAGCGTGATGTCTGCTAATTTATTCATCATGTGCCCCAAATGTTTGGATTGCTGTCCAAAGGTTGTCGCTAACATCGTCTAGGTCATCGGACATACCGTTGTGGATGTCAGGCCAGTTTTCCATAAGCGACCAGTTCATCTTGTTAAGCAAAATTGACATTTCAAGCGGGGGGATAAAGCCTCGTGTCAAGGCTTCTTTAAACTCTGCTATGAGGATGTGTATGTTTCTCATGTTTACTCCTAAAAGAAATATAAAGCCAGAAAAATTCCGATAGCCAAGGCCAGAGCAATGTCTGACGCTTTACGGTGGTTGATTCGGATGGTGTAACGTTTAAAAAACCACATTTGTTTGTTCCTAAAGATGGGGCCGTAGCCCCGTGGGTTTACTGGTAAGACAAACCTTGAAACTCAAACGAGTCTGCTAACTCTGGCGCAGCAGACTTGCGCACGTTAATGGAAATGCAAGCAAAGCCATAACGCTCTGCAAGGTACTCCAAAGCGTCTGGAGTGTTAGCCACAACCGTGATGGTGGTAGCGTTAAAGTCTGAGGGAGAGAAAGTGAAATCGGTCATAAGACCTCCTAAAAAGACCGCTACGAAATGTTGCGGCATGGGTGAACTATATCACAAATGTGAATTCCTGCAAGCACTCATACACAATTATTTTTATAGAATTGGCATTGTCAATAGTTTTTATTTATAGCCATTGCCGTTCACAAATGTGATATACTTAGCGGATGGACATCCTAGAAATTGCAATCCAAGCGTCTGGCGGCACAGGTCGGCTAGCCTATTTGCTAGATGTAAAACAAAACGTTGTAAGCAATTGGCGGCAGCGTGGAGTGCCTAAAGCCTGGGAACAGGTGCTTCGGTACAAATTCAAGAAATTTATTGCAGAAGCGCAAAAAATCGTTTAGAGTTGGGGCAATGGCTAGGCTTAGCGGCTGAAAAGGTGATTCGTTACCACCCTGCCAATGTTCCTTTTATGTAACGCTTAACCTAGAACGTAAGGTTGTCAATGTATTACTACCAGTTCAATATCGGTGACTATGCTAGTCACACGCAGCGCCTTTCCTTGTTGGAGGACTTGGCCTATCGCAGACTTTTAGACGAATATTATTTGCATGAACGCCCGTTTAACGGCGGTTTAACGTCCGTTGCACGGCAGATAGGAATGCGTGACCATGAAAACGAAGTGAAGTTTGTTCTTGAATCGTTTTTTAGGCTAACGGATGATGGCTGGATAAACGTCAGGGCCGACAAAGAAATTGCACATTTCAAGGGAAAAATTGAGCAGGCTTCCAAGGCTGGAAAGGCATCTGCTGAACGGCGGTTAAGCGGACGTTCAACGGACGTTAAACCAACCAATAACCAACAACCAATAACCAATAACCATAAACCAATTAAAAATACAGTAGCCACACCTGACGGTGTGACCGAATCAGTTTGGCAGGATTGGTTGAAATTGCGTAAAGCTAAACGAGCAGCCGTAACGCAAACCGCTATTGATGGCATAGCACGAGAAGCAAAGAAAGCAGGAGTTAGCTTACAAGTCGCCTTGGAAACCTGTTGTGCAAGGGGTTGGACAGGGTTTAAGGCTGATTGGTTAGCTGAAAAAATGACCGCTACTCAAAAAGCGCAGAACAACATGCACGAGTTAACAAGGGGATTGACCGCGCCAAAACCTTTTTGGACTAAACCTGTGGAGGTGGAAAATGACCGACTTTTGCGATAAAGACTCAGGCTTTGATTACATTTTTTCGCGCATGAATGCTATTTATGGCGCGGCGTTTGTTCGGAATTGGGATGGAATTGACTCAAATATGATTCGCCAAGAGTGGATAAATCAGTTGGGAATTTACCTAACTTACCGACCAACAATGGACTACGCGATCAATTGCTGCAACCCTGATAGGCCACCTAGTGCATTGAAATTTAAGGAACTTTGCACATCTGGGCCTCAAATTCCTAGACGAGACACAATTGAGTACAAGCCAAAATTAGTGCCTATGCCGGAAGAAATTAAGAGGCAGATAGCGGAATTAAAAAATCAATGGAAAATGTGAATGAGACGCGCAGCAAGGATTGACGCTAATATGGTATAGTAGATGCGAATATTGCATCAATCTAAAGCTATGAAAAACAAACCTGATTTTTGGTCTTTTGTGGAAATTCGATCAACTAATGAATGTTGGCCTTGGTTGCGACCATTAAATAAATGGGGTTATGGGCGCTATCGAATGGGAAAATTTCAAGCAATGGCGCATAGGGTTGCTTATCAGTTGCAAACAGGAAAAAATATTGATGGTTTTGTTGCAATGCACACTTGCGACAATCCTTCCTGTTGTAATCCAAATCATTTGGTCATTGGCACTCATGCAGACAATCAAAATGATAAATACAAAAAAAATAGACAAGCAAAAGGCGAAGTAAACGGTCAATCATTTTTAACAGAAAAACAAGTAATAGAAGCTAGAAAAAAATATCAACCAAGAGTTGTAACTTACAAAATGCTTGCAAAAGAATATGGCGTATGTAAAGACACAATACAAAAAGCAATTCGTGGCATTTATTGGAAACATATATGAGAAATGCCGCAAGGGTAGACAAAAATCAAAGCGAAGTAATAGCCGCACTACGGGCGGCAGGCGCTTATGTTTGGATTATTGGTTTGCCGGTAGACCTACTTGTGGGCTACAAGGGACACACCATGCTGATGGAGATCAAAGATGGCCCTAAAGAGCGTTTAACGGCGCTACAAGAGGCTTTTTTTGCCAAATGGATTGGTGGTACGCTGGCAAGGGTTGATGGCCCTGATGCGGCTTTACGGGCTTTAAAAGTTATAGATGAGCAATCTTGATAGAGCCGTTGATTATTTACGCGACCATGCGGGGGATTACGCCGTAGCAGAGGCCCAATTGGTGTACATGACCGAACTCAGAAAAACGGTAAAAGCGCAGCTAATGAAGGATTTTGAGTTTCAAGGCCACAAAACAACCGCAGCCCAAGAACGTGAAGCCTACGCCGACCCAAAGTACGTTCAGCACCTTTTAGCCCTTCAGCAAGCCGTGGAGCAAAGGGAGCGAACGCGATGGTTAATGATTGCCGCCCAAGCCAGGATTGAAGCGGAAAAAGCCAATTTATACGCCAATGGGCGCACCGACAAGGCTATGAGATGATGTTTCCTAAACGAAAGTATGTCCGTTCCAAAGCATTGTTGGAAGCCTGCCGAACAATTCCCTGCCAGCATTGCGGGGCAGAGGATGGGACAATTTGCGCCGCGCACATAAACTGGGGCGGCGGTAAAGGTAAAGCCATTAAAGCTGACGATAATTTAGTCGCCAGTCTGTGCTTTACTTGCCACGCTGCGCTAGACCAAGGCGCAGACATGGACAAAGAGGAAAGGCAGGAATTATGGTTAAAAGCCCACCAAAGGACAGTTCTAGTCTTGTTGACCACCCGAAAGTGGCCCGATAAAGTGCCTATTTCCGCATTGACGGAAGGGGAGCAGACTTTTGCTCATGCGAACGGTGCATAGGATGGGCATGGGCGGCATCCGTGCGCTCATGTTTGTGCAGTTCCTTTTCCAACGCCATGACTTTGCGGCGCTCGGCTTTGTGTTCGCGTTCCATTTCGTAAACTGCGGGAATGGTGTGAACTGCTTTTTCGCGTTTTAGGGTAAAGTTGGTAGCCATGAGAAAAATCTCCTATAATGACCGCGACATTGTAATGTCACCCGTTAACCTTGCAAGGAAATATCATGGGAAAAATGGATAAAGAAATGTTTAAGTCTGGTCGCACTGGTGAAAAAGTGCCAAAAGGCGCATTGGCAAGCGATGAGTCTGGCGAACGCCGTGGCAAAATCGTAGGCGGCGTGGGCATGGGTAAAGAAGATGCTCACATGAACAAAGAACTGAAAGGCGGCTCAAAAGAAGCCGTTTGTTACGTTCACGACCGTTCGCATTACCGTTAATAGACGGGAGGAATCAGGGAAACAGCCCTGACCCTCCCTGACCAAACCAAGGAGAATTTGGCATGGCTGATGCACATTGTAGCAATTGCCTGTACTTTATTGACCATCAAATGATGG